CTCTAACCTAACAGGAGACAAGAATGGCCCAGATCCCCAAGCAGATCATCCCGCACAAGCTCTACAAAGTCAATGCGAGCGCCCTCGGCCTCGGCACCGAAGGAGATGTCGAGGTCGTGCTGGAGCGCGACTGCGACTGGCTCAAGAACGAGGACGGTTCGCATGGCCGCGTGACGCACTGGCTCGTCCGGCAGGTCACAATCCGCTCGGGTACCTTCCCGAACGCCGACTACTCCTTCGGAGAGCCGATCCGCGTCGCAGCGAGCGAACTCCGCCCCATGATGCGGACCATAAAGGCAGCCGCGTAATGTCTGAGGGCAGCCTCGAGCGCCTCCAGCGCATTCTCGTCCGAGCCCGGCATCGCGCCGGCCTCGAGGCTGCCGCTCGCCGCGCACTGAAGCAGAAGCGGAAGGCAAAGACCGTTGCAGAGGACTACGCCGACCGGCTGGCAGAGAAAGCTCTGTATCGCCGGCTGCTCGAAGACCTCCGTCTGGATGGAATGCGCTTCCAGTTCTACTTCACCCGCATCTCGAAAGACGTTGATCTTACCGAGCTCCGTGCTTGGATAGATGCAAAGATAGCAGAGGAGACGAAGCGTGAGATGGATAAAAAAGCTGATCGACCGCTGGTTCGGATGGGAGACGCTGCCAGGTCCGAAGCCGGACCCGCGTAACTGGTCCGACGCTTACATGACCGAGTATCGGAAGGCGACGAAGGCCTAGCGTGCCACGCCCTCCCGAGATAATCCGTCCTGTGTCGCTGCATACCTCGGTCCCCGAGGACTTGGCGACCTGGCTCACCGTCCACCTCTGGAGCAAGGCAGAGGGGAGAGTGCCGCATGGTGCGCGGCAGGCACTCATCTTGCAGCTACTGAGAGAGTATCGCGCCCGATTCGAGACGAGAGAGGTGTCCAGTGATTCAGAGTCCTGAGTTGCAAATGAAGATCGCCCATTGGCGGGACAAGCAGTCCCGTGGCGAAATGTCGCCGGAAGACTGGATCGAAGCCATGACCGCCCTGCGTGAGCATCGCACCGGCGCACAGGCCGCCTCGGCCGCCTCAAAGGCCCGCAAGGCGCCAGTGAACACGTCCGCGCTGAAGGACAGCCTCCGCACGCTCAAGAAGATCTGACCTGAAACGAAAGTCCGAAGGGAGCTACCTGTGGACTCAGACTCACAGTACACGCCGATCTACCAAGTCGAATGCGCTGAGTGCGGTATAGCGCCGGTCGTCGGCATTCGCGCTCCCTCTGGAGTCATCATCTGTTCCGCGCTGTGCGGCCCGCACTTCTTCGGCGATCGGCTGATGCTGGAGCCGGAGCGGTGGAATCAGCAACAGGAGGCGACCGAATGACAGACCGTCGCCCTACTATAGGCAGAAGCTGCAGTACTGGAGAGATACTATGCTAAAAAATCCACCGTTTCCTGAAGTATTTGACAGTTCGATGATGGGAGCGTTGAAGAGCTGTCCTCAATTGTTCAGGAAAGTCTACATCGACAACTGGAAGTCTCGGGGCGAGAAGGTCGATCTGCACGCCGGCAAGGCCTATGCACACGGGCTCGAGATCGCCCGGCGCGCTTACTTCGAGCAGGGAGTCATGAAAGAGAAGGCGGAGGCGATGGGCCTCGCCGCCCTCCTCGAAGCCTATGGCGACTACGAATGTCCGGCAGACAATCCGAAGAGTCGGGAGCGCATGGCTGGCGCCTTCGAGTACGCCATGCAGGCCTATCCGCTCACCATGCAGACCGGCTTCCCGATCCAGCTCGCCGACCAGAAGCGCGCCATAGAGGTCGGCTTCGTCCACCCGCTCGGTATCGACCATCCGGAGACAGGGCAGCCCCTCCTCTACTCCGGCCGGGCAGACATGATAATCCAGTACGCCGGCGACCAATACGGCCTGGATGACAAGACCACGAAGCAGCTCGGGCCGACGTGGAGTCGGCAGTGGGAATTGCGGTCGCAGTTCATCGGCTACACGTGGGGCTTCCGCACCAGCGGCTATCGCATCGCCGGCTTCGTCGTCCGCGGCGTCGCGATCCTCAAGACCATGTACAAGACCGAGGAAGCGATCGTTAACTTCTCCGAGTTCGAAGTGAATCGCTGGTACGGGGAGCTGCTCGAATGGCTGTCCGACGCGATCAGGTCGTGGAAGACTGGCCGGTGGCGATACAATCTCGACCACTCCTGCACAGAGTACGGTGGCTGTGGATTCAGAGAAGTCTGTAAAATGGAGGACGAACAGCCCTGGCTGGAGCAGTTCTTCGAGCGGCGGAAGTGGAATCCGGTGACTCGCGAAGAGGAGAAGCTTTGAGTCGAAAGCCCACAGCACCGCCCGTCCTCGACCCCGAGGGCGCACGCCGCTTCGCCACCCGCAGAGGGCAGAAGGTCGGCGAGGGCTGTAAGCACTTCCTCGGCAATTGCAACTGTGACCCTCCCCACCACCTCCGCTGCGATTACATGTACAGAGGAGAGAGGTGCAGGCGAGGCGACGGACACTTCGGACCGCACAAGTTCAAATGAAAGTCTGGATCAAGTTCCCGATAGAACACTCCAAGGTCTGGGAGATTACTCGCCCAGAGCAGGACAGCTATCGTGGCTTCTGGATTCACTCCCGCGCGAAGGTCTGCCCGCATTGCCTCCAGATCTGGGCAACCATGACCACAGAGAAAGGCGGACCTTGGTCCATTGAGGGCCAGTCCTGTGCCGAGTGCAACGAGAGCCACTATTGCGTAGCCGGCTCGCTGCTGGAAGACCGCAGCTCGCAGACGTTCGACCTCGACCTCATTCGCTATCTGCCGCTCGAATTGCAGCAGAGAGAATTCGACCTACACGTTAGAGCATTACAGAAGGACTCGCAGAATGAACAGCCCCCTCCCATTGCATCAGAGCCACTCCTCGACAGCATCCTCGAGCCAGACAGCAGCGCCGCCATCCTCGGAGCCTAGCTTACTGCCGGGCGTCAATATCCTTCTGGAGGGTCCTGCCGGCACCGGCAAGACCTATCAGATCGGCAGCCTCGTCGAGACTGGCGTAGAGGTATTCTTCCTCGGTCTCGAGGCCGGCATCGAGTCGCTGGTCGGATACTTCTCCGATCCGCCTCGTAGCTGCGAGCCGCCGCCCAATCTGCACTGGCACACTCTGCAGTTAGCGATGCCGGGCGGCTTTGGGAAGATGGCAGAGAACGCGAAGCTGATCGCCAACAGCACCTATGCCGCGCTCTGCAAGGTCCAGGACTTCACTCGCGCTCAGAATAACCCGTTCGAGCGCATGCTCTCAGTCATGAACAACTTCCGCGACCAGCGCACTGGCAAGGAATATGGGCCGGTCGATAGCTGGGGTCCAGACCGCTGCATCGTTATCGACGGTCTCACAGGTCTGGGGGACTTCGCCATGGCGATGCAAGTCGGCATGCGCCCCGTGAAGGACAAGCCCGATTACATGGTCTCTCAGGACACTATTTCCCGCTTCATCAAGTACTGCTGCGACGGGTGCAAGTGTCACTTCGTCCTGATCGCGCACATCGAGCGGGAGGTAGATGAGGCGCAGGGCGGATCGAAGATTTACCCGAGCGCACCGGGCCAGAAGCTCGGCCCCAAGCTCCCAAGCATGTTCTCCGACACCATTCTGACAGTCCGGAGGGGCGCAGAGTGGTCCTGGAGCACCGGCGATCCGATGGCTGATCTGAAGACGCGCAACCTAAGCGTGAGCGAAAAGATCGAGCCCGGCTTCGCCCAGATCATAAGTAAGTGGAAGTCGCGCGGCGGGCGGCTTTCACCGAACGTTCGCGTCTAAGCCCGCCACCACAAAACGGAGATTATCATGAACGATACTGCAGCCGGCTTCAACGTCGGCAATTTCCTGAACGCAACTCTGACCGAGCCGAACACACGCCGCCCTCCCATTCCTGCGGGTACGGCCGTCATCGGCATCTTCGGCAACGTGCCGGCGGAGCCCCGCCGTGTACAGGGCAAGGACGACCCTTCGAAGGTCTATTTCTTCCTCGAGATTCCTGTCGAGGTAGACCTCAATCAGAACCCGGCGCTGAAGGAGCACGTCGGGCAGGAGAAGGTCAACCTGCGCTACTCCCTCTCGCTCGACTTCACGCCGACCGGGCAGCTCGACATGTCGAAGGGGAAGAACGTGGGCCTGCGGCAGCTGCGCGAGGCGCTCGATCTGAACAAGCCGGGCGACACGTTCAGCTTTGCCATGGTACCGGGCCGGCCGGTGCTGTGCAAGATCAAGAACCGCTCCGGCGAAGGCGATGAGGTCTACGACGAAGTAGGCTCGATCGCTCGACCCCGCTGATAGAAGAAGGGAGACTCACATGTTCACTCCTAATACGATCGCCGATCGCCTACGCTCGCTCGCCGAGCGGCTTGACGCGCTCCAGGACGATTACGATAAGGTCGAGCCCAGAATCGACGTAATCGACCTGGACGATGAGGTCGATATTGTTGCAGACAGTATCCAGAACCTGGGACACGAGATCACGCAGGCTCTCGAAGACCCCGAGGTCGAGGACGAGGACGAGGAGAGCGAGGAGGAGGAAGAGCCCAAAGCCGAATGACCCCCTCTCGAGGGGGAGCCCATGTCCCCCTCTCTTTTTCCTCAGACTCGGAGACTCGCAATGCAACTCCACCTTCTCTCCGCTGACGAGATCACGGTTAAGAAGAATCGTCAGCGCCGCGAACTCGATCAGACGAAGATATTCGAGCTCGCCGCTTCGATCGGCCAAGTCGGCCTGATCCATCCTATCGTAGTTCGTTCGGTTGACGGCGAGTATACTCTCGTCGCCGGCGAACGCCGCCTCAAAGCTCTCGAGCAGCTATGGTTCCTCGGCTCCGAGGTAACCTACTCCGGGAAGGTCATACCCGAGGGCCAGGTCCCCTGCTCCTTCCTCGGAGAGATCGACCCGATTGATGCAGAAGAGATCGAGCTCGAAGAGAACATTCGCAGGGAAGATCTGAACTGGAAGGAGCGCGCCGACGCCGTTGCGCGCCTCGCCGCCCTTCGGACTGCGCAGGCGAAGCGCGCCAACCTGCCCGCGCCGAGCGTCGCCGATATCGCCGAAGAGGTGAGCGGCCACCGCGAGGGCGACTACCAAGGTGACGTCCGGAAGGACATTATCCTTGGCAACGCTCTGAAAGATCCAGAGGCGGCCGCCGCCCTCGACGGCGCTACCAATCGCAACGACGCTTTCAAGAGGTTACGCCGTCATGAAGAATCCAAGAGAAATGCCGCTCTGGGGGCCTCGCTCGTACTTACCTCGGAAATGCACACTCTGCGAAAGGGCAACTGCATTCCTCTTATGCAGGAAATGCCAGCGGAGACTTTCGACGTTATTCTCTGCGACCCGCCGTACGGGGTCGGCGCAGATGAATTTTCTGACAGCGGCGGACGAACCGCTGGTGGTCATTTCTATAGCGACTCCTATGAAGAGTGGAAGCCTCTCGCCACCAGTCTTGCCGGCGAGTCCTATCGCCTCGCTAAGGGCCAAGCCCACGCATATGTATTCTGCGATATTGACCGCTTTGGAGAGCTCAAAGCGCTCTTCGCGCAGGCGGGTTGGTCGGTCTTCCGAACGCCGCTCGTCTGGGTCAAGCCAGGCGGCGTGCGCGCCCCGTGGCCTGAGATGGGACCTCAACGAAAGTACGAGATTATTCTCTTCGCAGTCAAAGGAAAGCGACCAGTAACGAGGCTCTACGGCGATGTGCTCACCTACCCGTCCGATCCTAACCTTGGCCACCCAGCGCAGAAACCTGTGGCGCTTCTCAGCGACTTACTACAGAGATCAGTCCGGCCGGGTGACACAGTGCTCGATCCGTTTTGTGGAACTGGTTCGACCTTGGTCGCCGCCCACCAGCACAAGTGCAGAGCGACAGGGATCGAGCTGAATGAGGCAGCTTACGGAATATCGCTTGTTAGAGTGAGGGAGCTCAAATGAACAAGCTGATCCTGTTCAATTGCTGGATCATGTTCAACTACCTCTGCACGGCGTGCTGGTGGGCCCTGCATAAGAAGTGGCCGGACATGCTCTACTGGCTCTCAGCACTCGCGATCACAGCAACAGTCACATTCGGGTACAAAAGATGAGTGATCTACCAGCAACTGTAGTTCATATATTCAGCCGCTGTGTAAGACGCGGAGCTTGTCTTATTTGGACTGGAGCTTCTTCTCGTGGGCATGGACAGCTAACAGGTGGCGAGTATGTACACAGAGTTGTTTATGAGCAGCTGAAAGGGCCTATACCAGAAGGATTGGAAATAGGACATACTTGTGACGAAGGGCTCTGTGTAGAACCAGAGCATTTAGAGGCTGTTACTAGACAAAAGAACGTACAGGACGCCTTCTCTAGAGGCAGATATCAGCGAGGCAGATACTCTAATGAAGATATAGTAGCTTTACGCGCTGGTAAAATAAGCTCACATGCTTTTGCTGAGAAGTATGGCTTGAGCCAGAAGACTGCTTATAACATCAAAAAGGGACACAAAGCAAAATGGCGATCATAGTCCCTCCAGATGGTCCTCTCAATGCCAAAGTACTCATAGTCGGAGAGGCGCCCGGCGAGACGGAGGAGATCCGCGGCGTGCCGTTCGTAGGCCCCTCCGGTATGGAACTAAATAGAATGCTGCAGGAAGCTGGTATGTCTAGGTCAGAAGTTTTCTGTACGAACCTCTGCCGCTCGCGCCCCCCGCGCAACGACATAGAGCTCTACATTCGCAAGTCCTCAAAGTTCACAAAGAAGGTAACGAAGGCTGACCAGAAACGGATCGACGCCGGCATCAATCCTTATAAATTCGTCCCCCTCCGCGATATGCTGGTCGATCCGAAGGTGATGGAAGGCTTCATCGAACTGAAGAAGGAGATCGAACTTGTCAAACCTCAGATCATTATTACGGTCGGCAATGCGTCTATGTGGGCGCTCACCGGCAGGTGGGGCATTACGAAGTGGCGCGGATCAATGCTCAACTATGTCAGCGCCGGCAGAGATACCAAGCTCATACCAACTTATCATCCAGCCGCCATCCTTCGACAGTGGGATTGGCGAGCTATTGGTGTGGCAGACCTACGTCGGGCCGCCCGCTTCCGAGATGGTACTCCTTATCCGACGCGCGAACGCCGCTTTATTCTTAGACCTAATTTTGATCAGGCTACGCATACCCTTGAGACTCTCATTAGTCGCGCTGACCTCCTCGGAGATAACGCAGTACTTCGGCTCAGCTTCGACATCGAAACTCGTGCAGGCCATATTGCGTGCGCCGGAATCTCGTGGTCTTATAGCGATGCAATCTGCATCCCTCTCATGTGCGCAGAGCGGCGAGAAGGCTATTGGCTCCTGGACGAAGAAGTACGTATCGTACAGCTCCTACAGACGCTACTTACGCACCGGCGAGTTCGAGTAGTCGGGCAGAACATTCTGTACGACTCCCAGTACACCTGGCGCTGGTGGCATTTCGTCCCTCGCGTGGACCAAGACACGATGATCAGCCAGCACGCCATCTTCTCCGACATGCCCAAGTCTCTCGCTTTCCAAGCGAGCATGTACGCCGACTTCTACGTATTCTGGAAAGAGGAGGGCAAGGATTGGGAGAAGAACATGCGAGAGGAGGAGCTCTGGCATTACAACTGCCTCGATTGCGTCTACACCGATGAGGTCGGCCAGGTCGAGCTGGAGACAATCCGTAGTCTCGGCCTGCAGAACGTCCACGACTTCCAGCAGAGCATGTTCTGGCCCGTCTTGCAAGCGATGCAGCGCGGCGTGAGAATCGACCTCAAACGCCGCAACGAACTCATCATCGAAGTGAAGGGCGAGATAGCTCGCCGGCAGACCTTCATAGATAAGATCCTCGGCCATCCGCTTAACGTGGACAGTCCGAAGCAGATGCACGCCCTGTTCTACGGCGACTTCCGCATGCCGGTTCAAATGAAGAGAGGTAAGAAAGGTGAACCATCTCGACCAACTCTGGACGACGACGCTCTTCAGAAGCTTCGCCGTATTGAGCCTCTGCTTACTCCTCTGGTCAACTCTATCGCGGACATACGGACGCTGGGGAAGTTTCTATCTAATTTCCTCTGCCGTCCTCTTGATACTGATTCGAGGATGCGTTGCGCCTTCAACATAGGAGGATCTGAAAGTGGCAAGTCAGCACCCAAGACATATCGCCTTTCGAGTTCGGAGAACGCCTTCGGGTCTGGAACAAACCTCCAAAATATACCGTCTGAGAAATCTAAAAGCCTGGGCAAAGCAGCGGCGCGAGGAGGGTTCGACGGTATTGGCGATCCGTATCAGTTCCCCAATATCAGAGAAATCTTTGTACCAGATCCTGGCTATACCTGGTTCGACCTTGATCTGGAAAGGGCCGACCTCTTTGTGGTATGCTGGGAAGCGGAGGACGAGCAACTCAAGTCGGCCATGCGACTCGGAGTGGATATCCATCTCCTTAACAGCTTCGTCATCACCGGCAAGGAGCCGCCGCCGCTCGAAGAGCTAGTCGAGACGCACAGCAAGTACAGAGATCATCGCGGCCCAATGAAGCTAACTCGCGAATTCGCAAAGGTATTCTGCCATGGCACCAACTACGGCGGCGGGGCGCGCACGATGGCTGCCCATACTGGACGATCTGTTGCAGAGATTGAGAGAGCGCAGAGGATCTGGTTTGCAGCACACCCTGGAATCAAGAGGTGGCACGATCGCGTTAAGAGTCAGGTTGTTGCCCGGCGATTCGTGGAGAATCACTTCGGATACCGATGGTACATCTTTGATCGAATTGACTCTATCATCCCAGAAGCAATCGCCTGGATTCCCCAATCCACAGTCAGCATCGTCATCAATCGAATCTGGGAACGCATCTACCGCGAGCTGCCCGAAGTCCAAGTCCTGATGCAGGTGCATGATAGCTTGCCAGGCCAGTTCCCCACCAGCCAAGCGGCAACTTTGTTGCCCCGCATTCGAGAGTGTGCGAAGATAGTCGTACCCTACGCTGATCCGTTAGTGATACCTGTGTCGATCAAGACGAGCGAAAAAAGCTGGGGGCATTGCTGATGGAACACGATTTCAGTATAAAGATGAGCTGGTGCCGTCGATGCGGCCGGCCTCTGTATGAGATAGTAGATAACAATATTCCTGAATGTGATGGACTACCAGGTGTAGTACATGCTCGCTTCCTAAAAGCTGAGGCCGATATGGAGAAGATATTCGGTCCTATTATAGATGAAATTCTTGGATCGCACTAAGCTATGCCGACGAACGGAGCGGCAGGCGAGCGGAACTTCCCGGACTGGCTCTCCGCCTACGTCCAGTACGCTGGCTTCTCTGAAGCTCCCCGACGCATGCACTATTGGTCCGGTGTGTCTGCTATCGCTGGCGCTCTCCGCCGACATGTCTGGTTCGACATGGGCTACTTCCGCTGGTTCCCCAACTTCTACATCATTCTCGTAGCGCCGCCCGGTGTTGTATCTAAGTCCACCACCGCCAGTATCGCCATGACCCTGCTGCGTAAAGTGCCCGACATAACCTTCGGCCCCGAAGCCGTTACGTGGCAGGCCCTCCTCGAGCGCTTCGAGCAGTCCACTCAGTCCTTCCTAATCGGCGCCACCTACCATACGCAGAGCGCCATGACCATCGAGTCGGCCGAGTTCGGCAACCTGATCGACCCTTCGAACCGAGAGCAGATCGACTTCCTCGTTAACCTCTGGGACTCGAAGGTCGGCTCTTTCCAGAAAGTCACGAAAGGCTCAGGAATCAACAATGTTGAGAATCCTTACATCAATCTCATTGCTTGCACTACTCCTGCATGGATCGCAGGGAACTTCCCCGAGTACGTTATTGGCGGAGGATTTACCTCTCGTTGTCTCTTTGTTTACGCGGACCAGAAAGAGAAGTTCATTGCCTATCCCGCACGTCATATGCCAAAGGAGATGGGGGAAGTGCAGCACGCACTCGTTCAAGACCTCGAGCGCATGTCCGCTAAGCTCGTCGGCCCCTATATCATCAGCCCGGAGGCGGTCGAGTGGGGGGAGAAGTGGTATGCGGAGCACTGGAGCGGGAAGATGCCGGACGAACTGGACGACGACCGCTTCGGTGGCTATCTCGCTCGCAAGCAGACGCACGTGCATAAGACGGCCATGTGCATTGCTGCTTCCCGGCATGACGACATGGTGCTATATAGGCAGGACCTTGAGGACGCTTACGCCGCCGTGACGGAGCTAGAGAAGGACATGGTGAAGGTATTCGCGAGGATCGGCAGGACGCAAACGTCCGTGCAGGCCGAGCGCTTCATCCGCTTCGTGCAGAAGCGTGGCGCTTGCACCTACGCCGAGGCCTACGCGTTCATCCATTCCAGCTTCCCGAGCGCGAAGAACTTCGAAGATATCGTCGTCGGAGCGACGAGGTCTGGCTACATCAGAATGCAGCCGGCAGGCAGCAGCTATATCTTAGAGGCAGTGAAGAAGCCAGCTTGAATAATGCGGCCGGATTATGTCCGGCATAACACGTCCACATAAAGGAGCTACTATGCAAATCATTGTAACGCAAGACGACGGTCACGAGTGCGCGATCAGCGCGGAGATCATCACCTTCGTCCACCGGGCGGCAGAGAACAAGCTGCTCACCTACGTCGTGACCGGCGTGCCTGGACCGAAGGGGCCGATGGCATTCCTCGTGAAGGAATCGCCTATCGAAGTTGCGCGCCGCATCAACAACGCGCTGAAGAGCGAGGTCCACCCAGCCCTGCTGGGCTTCCCCGAAGCGAACTAGTGCGGCCAGCTATCGTAGCACTGCTGCCCTTTGATCAGTGCTTGTCCGTACTTGGCAATGTAAGCGTCCCACATTGGCCTGATGTCGACAGGTTGCATAGCCGGCTGCTGTCCTGCAGGAACTGGTCCAGAGTCGGCAGGTTTCCCGCCGGGGGCGGTGGCGGTGCTGGGCATCCCGCTGCCTTCGGCAGGGACGCGCACGATGATAGGAGGCCGAGCGCTGAAGCTAGACAGAGCGCCGGCCAGTTGATCGAGCTTATCACTCGCAGTGTTCTGAGCATTGGTAACTCCCGACTGCCAGGCAGCAGCCTTCTTCGCATTCTCCTGCAGCTGTGCGACCTGCGATTTCAGATCCGCCGTCGCATCCTTGTTCGCCCTCGCTTCCCAGATGAAGTAAGCGACGAAGCTTAACAGGGCCAGGATCAGCAGGTCCCTCGCTATCGCTATGTATTGTGTCATGGAGCGTCAGGCCTCTTATCATCATGCACACAGACTACGTGGTACACCCCTGTAACAGTGGTGACCACCCCCGACCAGACGCCGAATAGCGCCACGTCCAGCCTCCGATGCACAAGCGTGTCGAAGGCGAGCAGCGCTGTCGCGGCGAGCCAGATGCCCGTCACGCCGGCCAGCGCCGCCCAGTCTGTCAGATCAGACATCCTTCTTGACTGCTGCTGCAGCCTTCTCTGCCGCCGCCTCAACGTCCGAGACCGCGGTCGCTGTGCCGACTTTCTTCACCCAGAGCGTGGCGCCGACGCCAATCGCCAGCCCTACCACCCCACAGATCAGATATGCAATCATTAGCTCTCTCCTAGTCGTGGTTGCCGTTCGCATCTTCGGGGTCAAAAGGCACCCCGAGCTTCTTACAAACCTGCCTCATTATAGTAATGAGGAGGACCGTCTGCCGCCCGCGTGCGCTGGCGTCTCGCCGCAGCCCCCGCAGTTCAGTAATCATCCACCCTCCGATCGCCATGACGAGCGTAGCGAAGCCGAGCAGCAGCAGATCGGTCGGGATGCCTGTCACATTATAGCCATGCTCCGGGTCCATCACGCCACCATCCTTGCGCGGAGACCGGCGTACCGCTGCGCGTCGAGTTTCGGATCTTGTGTGCGACACTCGCCCGCCGCTGATGCATAGTCGGGCGGCGTTTGCGAGAGGAAGGAGATCATGCGAGGGTAGTGCAGTAGCCCGCCGAGCCCGGCATTGTAAGCTATGTCGATCAGCACTGACTGGCAGGAGACCGACAGCCCTGGATACCAGCTGTACTTCATCAGCACATCTTCAATCAGCTCCGCACGGTGCTGCGTCAGCCACGCAATCTCCGCATCGTCCAGGCCATTCTCCAGATTGATGCCCACGCCGATCGAGAGGTTACCGATCGGCCTGCACGTCACTCTGATGCCGGTCGCATCATTGTAGGCAAACTTCCTATATCCCTCTTCCGTGAGGATATGAGACATGAAATCCTGCATTGCTGAAGAGCTCACAGAGAACCTCCTAAACGAGTGTAGTCCAGCTCCACATTGGCCAGCCTCCACGATAGACGAACTTGATCGTGTCGCCTGGGTTCAGCGTCAGCTTGCCGTCCGCCGTGCTCCCGGTCGAGACTCCGTTGTGCAGGATATTCGTTACCTGCACACCTTCGGACTGCGCGTACCAGCGCGCGACCATCGCCACTGCGAAGGTGTTCGTCACCGCAACGCCGCTCGCTGGGAAGGGCGGCGCTATGTAGTTGAGGTCCGTATCCTTCTGCGCAACAGGTATCGTCATCTCCCTCGAGTTGATCGAGTGTACGAAGTCCTGCGGCGGGCGCTCTTCGTTGCACTTCACGTGCCGCCACATACCCTGCCAGTTTCGCACAGCCTCGCCAAACTTCAGCTTCGTATCGCAGATACTGCAATAGATGTTCCAATCGCCTGGAACGAAGCGATCTTCCGGACCACGCGCCAGCGCGCTATTACCCATACTTCATCCCCCGCACGTAGCCGTGCTTCTGCAGGAGCGGCAATTCCTTCTCCAGCCGCTCGCCGATATCCGTTCTGAACATGGTGTTCGAAGGCATCTTCAGCCCCCACGTAGTCGTATAGGCATCGTCCGACGCCGCCTTCACCGTCTTCCCTGTCCCGGTGACGACGAGTGGATAGTTGCCGGCCGTGACCGGCATGGTGATCTGCTTAATCTCCTCATCCATCAGCATCGGCACCTGCCGCTCGCACGCCTGCTGCCAATGCAGCTGATGCTCAATCCTGCCGCTCACTCCATAGATCGGGTAGCCGACCCAAGTGTCGAGTGTGTCCTTGGGCCTAGAGTCGGCTGGACCGCCTCTCGGGAAATCTCCGTGAGTGACGCAAACACCCATCGCGACGTCAGGAGAGACGGCCAGCCTATCCTCACCTCCTAGAAGCGCTGCCATCCACTCGACCGGGTCCTTCTGTATCACCGCCTGGCGAATGCAGAAGTCCGGCCACCCTAGCCGCATGGTGAACTCCAAGGGCCACGCACGACCCTCAGAGTCCACCATGCAGTTTACCGAGCAATCCCCCACGTAGTTGACCGAGTGCAGATAGTCCGAGACCGGCTCCAGCACTTCGTCGAACAGCTTACTCTGCATAACGTGTCGGATGACAGTGCCCATCTCGCCGGTGTTCTCTCCGAGGTCGTCGTTCAGGAACTTCTTATGCTCGAACGACTCCTCTAGCGCCCGGCACCAGCCGCCCGGACCGAACATGCCTGAGATGCCGACCTCGATTCCATCGACCTTCTCCTGCATCATCAACTGGCCCTTCCACAGTCCATCTCGCCGCCAGCGCATGATAGTGAAGATCGCGTCGTCTGCTGTTCGACTGACATACGTCATGTGCTTATTCGAGTCCCCTCCCCAAGGCTTCATCGCATACGCCTTACGAGTGCGGACCACGAGGTCGAGCGCCTCCTCCGGGGAGCTACACACAGAGAAAGGAATCGTCTCGACCCCGCAGTCCTTCAGAACCTTCTGCCCCATCTCGCGGTTGAGCTCGAGCTCAGCAGCCTTCGGATTCGCCCCGAAGATCGGGAAGCCGCGCCCGAAATATTCACTGAGCTCCGACATATAGTCGGTGTTGCCGGTCAGAATGATCAGCTCCGCCCACGCCATGTGCGGCTTCCACTCGAGCGGCTTATAGATCATGCCGTCACCATACGGACGCCGCTTCCCGGTCTTGAACGGAGGGAGCCAGAAGCGAACGTCGTGGCCGGCCTCTTGCGCCCGAAGGGCGACGTCCAGCCCCGTACCCTCGCCGGCGTTATCGAGAACGAGGACTCTCACTCTGCCTCCTTCGGCTGCCACACATTCCGAACATGCTCTCTGTTCGCATGCGGCAGCAACTCAGCAACCTCGTCCGGCGTCGCTTTGTCGAGGACCTTGATCTGCTCCTGCCAGGGCAGCCGCATGAACATGCGCTGCGTGCCGGTGAGCTGAGAGTTGAGCGATCGGATCAGCCGGCGTTGGTCCTTCTCTGACAGCTCGTACTGCGCGACCATCTTGTCCAGAATCTCTCCGTACTTGTCCGAGCCGGTCTGGTACGCATTGCGCAGCATCGTGTAGTCCTTCGAGTACTCCGCCCTCTCGTAAGGCGTTTCCTTCGGATTCACGTAGGCGCGGAACGCCGCCTTGATGCTCGCATCGGTCTTGGTCTCGGTCAGATACTTCGGCGCCGGCGTGAAGCCGAGCGCAGTCAGGACGCCCTGCTTGAGCGGCTGGTCCGTCACGTTCTCCTGAATCGCCTTCATCGAGATCGGCTCGAGGTCGCTCAGCGAATAGGCGAGCGTCTGCTCCAGCTTCGTAAAGGCGTCGGCATCCGGGTCTCGAATGTGCTCTCCCCAGCTATTGATGCCGGTCGTCCATTCGTGCATCAGTCCGAACAGTCCCGAGCCCTTATTCAGCACAAGCTCACTGAGCCCAGGCACCGCCCCTTCATTCTGCATGTGCTTGTACAGCGAGGCGAATTCCCGCGAATAGAACATAGTCGAGACTCGCTGCGGAGTGCCGTCCGGGTTCGTCTCTCCAGTCTTCGGAGAGATGTAGTCGAGCAACTCGGTGGGCGGCTTGCCGGTCATGCCGTAGGTCATCAGGCCCGATACGCCTGCGCCCAGCGTCGTGTACGCTGCGACGAAGATCGCTCGATCCATGTCGCCCTTGCGGATCTTCTGCAGCTTGTCGCCCGAGAGCGCCCATTGACCGAGGTCCATAGCGCCGCCCCCATACTCGCGGAGGAAGCCGAGCTGCCATCCGAGCGACAGTGTATCCAGGACCGCAACGTCCTTGATCCATCGCTTCCAGAACAGCGTGCTGTAGTTCATTTCTCCGTAGCGGTTCTCGACAGACTTCCCGAGCTTCCGCATCGCAAGAAGGCGAGCGGCATCATTCTCCGCCAGCTCGGGGTTGCGCTGCAGGAGATTCTTCGCGTCGCGGATAGCGCTCGCCGCCTTCAGCGCCGGTATCCAATCCTCGAAGATCGGCTTCGACATGGCGCTGATGAGTGCCCAAGGCAGGTGCCACGTCGCACGCATCACGTCTGTCGTAGCGCCGCCCGGCCTCCCGCCACGCCAAGAGCCCTGTGCGTCGCGCAGCGCATTCATGAAGTTCGCCCGAGCGTTCGATCGGAAGCGAGAACTCATCTCCGGCGCTACGCCCATTTCTGTCAGCGTCTTGAGCGCCGCTGCCGTCTCCGGCTTGATCTTGTCTGCAGGAATGCGCCCCTTCCAGGCCTCCATCAGCTCCCACCCGAGCGGCTTGGTCAGCCGGCGAATGCCCGGCAGCTCAGAGATCGGCCGATACATGAGCCCGCTCTTCAGCATCTCCGCCAGCCCCTTGCCGGCCGGCACTGTGCCTGAGAGCATGCCCGAGAGACCGCGGGTCATCCCTGCTGACATATCGATGCCGAGCACATGCAGCGGGTGGAATAGAGAGAGCGCAAGCCTAATCGGCACGAGAGCATTCTTAAGGGACATAAACCCTTTGAATGCCGACCCCGCAACGCCCTTATCTTCCCAAAGGCTCTTGGACTTGAACGCGTTCTGCAGAATCGCGTCCGCTTGCGGCTCGACCCAGAACACGTCGCCATTGGGCGCCCTCCACCTGGCGTAGCTCTCAGGCCTCTCCGTCCCCGGCGTCTTCTTGACGCGGAAGCTAACCTTCCCCTCGCTATCGACTTCCTTGACCAGCTCTTCCCTCGCTGCGACCTTTCGGATCGCGAGGCCGTAGCTGGCGAGATCGTTCAGAATCCCAATATGCATCTCCGCTATGTCCGAAGCGTGCTGCCGGGCGAGCATGATATCTTCTGGATTATCATAGCGAGGGCGGAAGCCGGCTGCCACTGCCTCCTCATAGAGGTCGAACGAGCGATCCTTGATGAATCCTGGATCGCCCCACTTGCTACCGTACTTTTTCATGAAGTACGCGGAGACACCTTCAGCGTCCTCGAAGATATGCGCGAGGTAGTTCTCGCGCGGCTCGTAGGAGAAGCCCAGGCGTAAGTCTCGATCGGCGATCTTCGCCCCCCAGTCCCTGTACTTCCGAGCGAAGTCAGCCAGCGCGGGATCAGAGAAGGCTCCGCCTTTCTCGAATTTCTTGATGAATTCCTGCGCCATATCGGGCCGGGCACGCCAGAACTTCAGCCTCGCCTGCGATCCAAAGCGCCACGCCGACTCCCTCTGCATCTGCTCTGTAATGCGCTGGGCGATCGCCGCAGCGGCAAGCTTCGCGTTGCGCCCGAGTGCCTCCGGCGCCATGCCCCGCATCAGCTGTTCGAGCGAGA